AAATATTCTGTTGTGCCTTATTAACATCAAAAAGATCATCAAAATCTTGTGATTCATCACCTAACATACTTAATATTTTAGATTTATTTGATTTTCCTGTCCCTTCACTAAGAGGTTCTTCACCTCCAATGTCTCCTGCTGGTGGGGGTGGTGCACCTCCCATTTCATCTCCTTCAACAGGTGAGGAAGTGTCCATAGATTGTCTCTCCTCCTCAGGTATACCATACTTCTTATCAACTTCATCAAACACGCCCGTTCTTTTTATAATGTTAGGTGTAGCCCCTAATTCACCACCAAGTGCACGTTCGAGTCTTTGTTGTTGTAAATCAAGAACCACATCGTTATCACTCATACCTAAGATGTTTTTCTTAGCCCATGTATGTGAAACAGGTTGTATACCTATCTGTGATTGATCTGATGTTGCATCTTTATAAAGTGTTATCTTTTCTTTCCATTGTTCTACTTTTAATAAATCAGATTGTGCGGATGGATTAGTAAGGGATAATGTAAAATTATCCAACTCGTCCTCTAAACCTAATAAGTAAAGATGAACTAATGCAATTTTGTTTAGTTCTTGGATTAAGGATTTTTGAATTCTATTAATAGTTCTTGCAAAACGTATGTCCATTAGTGCCAATGTCTTACCGTCACCAACGATTTCCTCAAATCCTAAGAATGCTTTGGGTATTCTAAGAGCGGCTAACATCTTCTTTTGAATGTACTCAATATCTGCAATCTCACCTAAGTTCTGTGCTCCTGGTAATGTTTCAATTGGTGAAGTTTGACCCGGATCTCTAACAGGAATAAAGTAATCTTGGTCTACAGCCATTTGGTTGTACCTCATGTCTACTTGTCCATTTTGTGGGTCAACAACCTGATCTCTTTTGAATTTGTTTGCCACACGTTGTACATAAGATTCAATGTCTTTATCATCCATGTTACCCACGAATACTTTAAATACTCTTCTTTCGGGTGCTCTTGATGTTCTGTATATTAACATTGCATCTTCTGCAAGTAGTAATTGTTTCCATATACGTCTTACCTTATCTAACATTGACGTACCATAAGGTAATTTTCTATCGTCCCCTAATAATCTAAAGTGTGCGACTTCCCATGCTTGGAACTCCATGTCTTTATTTTTCCACGCGAATCTCAGTTCTCTACTTGGCATTGTAACATTTGACGATGGTTCCGCTTTATGTACGTTGGACGCTGCACCTTCATGTCGTTCTATTTCTATGTTAGGTAATTGTTGACACCCAACTACACCTCTTTCAGGATCTATTTTTAAATAAACGAAGTTATCACCGTACTTACCTAAACCTCTACACCACATTTGTAGGTTAGTGTTTACGTCTAATATATTCTCAAAAAGATCTGTGAGTATGTTTTTTACCCTTTTTGACTCTGAATAAATTGTAAGTATATCCCCCTTTTCTGAAAGGGTTGTTGATTCTTCAGAATATATATCTAAAGCCGCAGAAATTTCCGGTGTAAATTCCATAGACTCATAATCATAATACGCTGCTAATCTATTTGGTTCATAATAAACCGATTGATTATATAATGATTGATCTAATTTAGACCACTTATCTGCAATATATTGAGATTGTTGTTGTTGGAGAAGTTCCTTTTCATAATCTTCTCTACTATCTGTTTTTAACAGTTGGTCTCTATCAAATTTATATTGTGGGGGTTTCGAAGGTTGGTCTGCGGTAAAACCGAAAACCTTTGTTAACCTTTGATACACTGTCATATTTTGTTTTGCCATATTAATAAATATTAGTCTTTATAATATACGAAATTTTTTTCACTTTTTAAACCTGTTTAATTATCTATAACCTCTTTTACTAAATAACCAACTATGTTCCATGTATTGGTCCTTACTGATATTTTGATTAGATGGGTTATATGGTTGTCCGTCAGTAGTCATAGATCCGACAGCATCGAACGCGGTTCCATGAGAATAGAAAGATTTTTTTGTTTCATAAGTCCTTTCTGAGAGTAACCATGAGTCTAACATTGCTTTGTTTGCGCTATCGTTTCTCTTTAGTTGAGTGAAACATATATCACCCACGTACATTGCAATGGCCATCGCCATGATTGCATCATCATGTGCCCCCTTCATGTGGTTAGGTCTACCGTTTATATAAACAAACGTGTTTAATTCATTTAATAATCGAGATGACTTAACTATAAATCCATGTCTAAGTTTTTCTTCAAAAGACGCAACTATTTGTGTTCGTTTGTTATTAAAATTAATACCAGGTATTTTTTCCTGTGCCTTCTTATTGTATTGCCAAATATTATTTGAGTTCACCCCGTCAATATATTGGTCCTTATAACCCATTTCCTGTAGTTTACGTGATGTTGCAATACCCATACCCCCCGTTATGTCTGTAGCGACAAACGCCTTATAAAGTGTACCCCATTTATAAACTATCGATGCCAAATCATCTGGTGGAATCTTACCCACATATTCCGCAACCTGTTCGTTTTCATCAAAATCAATCACACATATTGATGACGAGTCAGCACTATCTCCACGAGATACGTCAACACCCATTATATATCTATGACCCTCAACAGGTTCCTTCCATAACCAAAAAGTACCCTGCATGTATTTTTCCATTGGATCCTTTATCATGGTTTTTCTTATCCTGTCTTGTATTGTATTTGGGATAACACCATCACCAGAACCGAGGAAGTCGCACTCCAATTCTTGTGCGATTTTTCTTTTGTCATACTTGAATTTTTTTGCCATATTCTCAAACCAATGAGAGTACGGTTTGTATCCTTTCTCGAGTAATTCTTCATATCCTTCCCAACCCTGTTCTAAAATTATTTCATCATCATTATATTGTTCTCTATTCAACATATAATGTATGATATCGTCTACTTTAATCCATTTTAAGTCACTGGCATATCTTGGATCTTTAAACCATCTTAAATCGGTTATTTTAAAATCATTCATACCTCGTAACGCCTGATCATATACCCCATAATAAATTGGGTCATGTCCGTTAGGTGTGGATATAAGTATTACTTTACCACCCGTAGATAAGGAGGCCATACAAGCCGCCCAAAAATCTTCTCCCGCTTCAATATATGCAGCCTCATCAAAAACCAATACTGTTGGTGTATAACCACGAAGTGCATCGGCAGATGTCGCAACCGCCTTAACCTCACATCCGTTATTCATACGATACCTACTTTCAGAATTTTTATCAGGTGAAAACCCAACGTTAATCCATTCTGGCCATTGATCTAAAAAACCTCTAACTTTATTAGCCATTTCTATCGCAGTATCTCTCTTGTTAGCGATAATAAGTATTCTTTCTGGGTTTTCGGGTTTTGCGGTTTGTATACGTTTAGATAACCAAGCTGCGGTTACAGTAGATACACCCGCCTGTCTATACTTACGAGTTATATTTTCATTATAGTTGTCGTAGTCTTTAATTAATTCAACTTGGTCTGGAAATAACTCTAATGGTACATATTTCTTTTGTGTATTATCATACGTGGTTAAATATGTTTTAAGTGCATACGGAGTATCTTTCATGATCTTCGCGTATTCCTTTAACTGTATGAGTTTATGTTTATCCATATCCTATAAATACAAAAAAAGTGGTCTATTGACCACTTTCTTATAATCCGTGTTATTTAATTGTCGTCTTCAGGAGAAAATGTAATTCCTAATGACCCTAAGAATCCTCCGAGACCATCGTCATCGTCATCTTCTTTTTCTCTATTATATTGGTCCTCTTCGTAATCTTCATTTTGTAAATCTTGTATGATTTGGTCCACCATATTACTTAAAATACTTTTACCCATTGCAGATCCTCTCATTATTTCTTTAGCCACTCTGAAAAATTCTTCAGCGTCTAATTGAGAAAATCTTGAGAAAAGATAATTTTGGATGTGTGTCATATCTTCTTGATTTAACCTATCAGGATATGAAGATCTAAATTTTTCCCAAATAATCGGTCCTAATCTTAAATCCCAAATTTCTGAAGGTAAAGTGTCAGTTTTATTCATCACCATTTCTGCAGATCTTGGATCGTCGGGTAAACCTTGTGTACCCATAATTTCCATTACTCCTTTAATTACTTCGTGTATCAATGCGGGAAAAAATACCGCTCTTGCAATAATTGTAGGTGGATCAGTTTCCGTATCAATTTCCTCCTTACCGGCTTGGTTTCCATCACCCATTCCCATTTCCATCATTCCGTCAGGTAATACCCAATAAAGTAAATCGTTAACTGACATTAATACACCGTATTGATTTACGATGTTTGGATCTCTTTCAGTTAATTCATTTGCAACCAACTCAAACATATAATGTCCTTTTTTAGATGCTCCCTGTATTAATGCGTTAATAAATCTTCTTTTCGCGGTTTCCTGATCGAACTTTTCCATCGCATCCATAAAGTCTTCTAAACCATCTTCAGCCTCTTCAGGGTTTACACCAAATTGTTGTTCTACCTCTTCTTCACTTGGATCTTCTGATTCCTTAGAAAAACCTTCTGAATCTATACCACCTATACCAACTAATTTCGCATCGAATTGTAGTGTGTCTTCAGGTAGTGACATTTCTTTCTTAACAAGTTCTACCGCTAAGTTCTCTAAATATTCTTTATTGTCTTGTTCAAATCGTAAAACACTCATCAATGTTCGTTGCATAGTACTCATTAACTGAGATAGTACGTTTTGGTCTGTTATATTACCTTCCTCACCCGTATATCTTTTTACTTTTGCAACAACATCTTTAAATCTCTTAGATGCCAATAATTCTTCAAAATTAGACTCAACACCTTCTGGTGATTCTTCAGGAAATGAAGGATTATCTTTAAAGGGTGTTTCTCTCGATGCCAATTTGTCTTCAACATCGGGTGTTATTCTTTCAGGGTTATCTCCGTAATCTACGGGCATTTCCTTTAAACCTTTTATGGTTTCTAATAATTCTTTTTTACTAATCATTCTGCCGCCATTTTTAAATTAAGACCTATAGAATCAAAACTTAGTTGTTTTGGTAACTTAGCTTTAGGTTTTGGTTTATGTTTTGGTTCAAAAGGATTTTCTCTTTTTGGTTTACCTGGTCTCGTACTTGGTTTTTCTCTTACAGGTGCATCAGTATCTGGTTTAGATGGTTCAGGTGACTGTTCGTCCACACTAAAATAATTTTGAGCCGCAGCTAATGCATCAGGTGAGTCTGAAAGTGCACCAATCATCTCATATATCTCCTTTTTAGTTGTAACCTCTGTATGATAGTTTTCTTTAACCACACCTTCTACCCATTCTTCGATACTTGTTTCTTCTTCCCCTAATTCTTCGTCTTCTTCAGTTTCTTCTTCATAGGTAACAAATTTTTCACCTTTTCTTTTTGCGTCTTCCACACCTTGTGTATCGTCCTTAGGTATATTCAAAGTTTCTTCAGATAAAATTCTATTAGATAATTCAGTAATTTGTTTATCCGTCAATTTAGAAAGGAACTTCTCAGTGAACCCCTCATTTAAAAGTTTTGATACTATTACGTTTCTTTTCATATTCCCGTATTATAATTTAATTCTTCTTTTATTAGTTTAAAACCTCTTGATTCTATTTTTTCACTAACCTTATCTATTTTTTCACCAAATGAAAAAGTAAGTCTTTCAAACTCACTTTCGAAATCAAACTTTTCCCACCCCAATGAAATCACACCGTCTACGGCATCAATTACACCAAAGTAATCTGATTTTTGTATTAGATCTAAATCAATGTCACTATTTTTAAGTACACCAACTAAACTAATATATTCTAAATGGGGAGATAGTGTTTCTGTACACGTAGATGCGGGTATATGGTACCACTCCTCTATATCAAATTCGAGTTGATCACTAAAAATAAATTCATATTGTTTCTGACCTTTATAGTCAGCTCCAATTTCATTGATATAGATAAGTCTCATATTACTTAAAATATTTACTCAAAGTATCATCAACATTTTTGTTAATTTCCTTTTTGAGTTCATCTAAATCAAGTTCTACGTCTTCTTCCATTTCAGATACTTCTTCGTGTCTCACGCTTAAATCTGCAATGTCTTCGATTCTTTTTTCTTCTATTTCTTCTGGTTCGGGTAAATCACTTGTTTCCTCAATAGGTGCATCAACAAAACTTTCTAATTTATCCATTATCTCATCTAATTCTTCGTCAGATGGTAATTCACCTTCCATGTCTGAGTCTTCAGATGGAATATCATCCATTCCTTCTTCGTCTGAGAAATCATCTTTAGGTTCAAATCTTTCTGCAATTTCTTCTCTATCTTCCTCATCTAACGAATCAATATTGACAGCTGAAAGAACCATGTTGATAACATACTTAATATCATCACTTTCCATTTTTTCTTTTACATCTCTCAATGCTTGTCCTAATTTACCAGAGAATTTTTGAATGTCGGCCATATAATCCGATCTCTTACCTTCTTCCTCACCTTCAGGTTCCATCGCAGGTTCATCAGACGGTATTTCGTCTTCTATACCTGAATCTGCCGGTGGTAAATCATCGATAGGTGCATCATCTACAGGAGCGTCAGCTACAGGTTCTGCGGGTACGTCCTCTACAGGAGCATCGGCCACAGGTTCTGAGTCCTTAGTCTTTAATACGTATTTTTTTGCTTCGTTTAATGATTCCTGTCCACTAATGAGTTCTAATCTTTTTAATGCCTCAGAGTATGATTTGAATTTATTTTTATTTTTCATAAAAATACCTCCGATATAATCTAAAGAACCTTCTGTAAGACCTTTCTTTACGAAATAACCTTCTTTTTCTTTTACTATACCGTACACACCGTTAGATGATTCTTTAATGAATTGAACTGACTTAGTAGAATTTCCTTCAGTAATGTTGGATTTTTGAGATATACCATAATTGGCAATCTCCATAATTCTTTTTAATTTTTCGTCTACAGGTAATTTTTCACTACCCAATGGTCTTAGATCTGACATATTTAAATAATTATTTATAACTTATTCTTATACTATAAATACAACAATATCGAGAAAAATATATTGATCTCTATTGTTCTATAGATAATTTCTTATCTGTGGTTTTAGTTTGGATATCTAACAACTTCCCTATATACCCATTTCTTCTTAATAATTTGAATGCCAAATTCTCATAAGAAAACTCTCCACCGTCATCCAAACCACTTTGTCTAAACTTTTTTAGTTTAACTTTTAGGAGTTTTATGTCTTCTAAAACATCCTCTCCTTTATCGAACCTTTCCGATATATCATCGATTCTATCTTCAAAATCTTCTGATTTTTTTAATATCATATTTTTATCAATTGACTGCACTGTTTTAACGGGGGTTACTACCCACTCATCATTTAATACAGAATAGATACCTGAGGCGTGATGTGGTTCATTTACATCTTGAACGTAAATTTCACAATCAAACCCTTTAACTAAAATTTCATGTTGTTTATTCCAAAGACTTCTTTTACTATTAAAAAAACCTTTTAGAAGGTCTAAATTATAATCCGTCTCATCGTAATCCACTAATATGTGTAAATCCACATCTGAGTATTT